GTCCAATAGAACTAGGTAATGGCGATAACTATGTGCAATGTAATCAGATTATTCCAGATGAAGAAGCAAACACATTACCAGGTGTAACAATAAGTTTTAAAGGTAAGTTTACCCCATTAGGTAGCGAGACAGACTTTGGTAGTTTTACCTTTGAAAGCGATGGATATACCGATGCTAGGTTTACAGCAAGACAAGTACAAATGACTGTAACAGGTAGCACAACACAGGATTTCCAAGTTGGTAATATAAGATTAAATATTAGACCAAGAGGCAGGAGATAATGGATCTATCCTCACAAAGACAGTATATACAAAGAGCTGTAAACGCTAAATTAGATGTAAGCGGTACAGCGTCTTTAGAAACTATATATACAGCACCTTCTGGTGGGGATTTTGACTTTGCAATAGTAGAGTCTTTATTGGTTGGTGATGACGGAAACCAGCAAACAAATATAGATATTGTTATAACTTCTGGTGCAACCAATCATTATGTTTGGAAATCACATAATATTGGAGCGTATGAAACCCAAGAAATGTTATCTAAAAGTTTAATTTTAACAGCAGGTGAAATACTTAAAATACAAGTAAACCATGCAAATATTAATGTAACAGCTAGTGTAGTTGAATATGCAAGAGGCGACTAATAAAGTAGTAAACATACAAGAGGCTAAAAGAGAGCCTTGGGAAATTGAATGGGAAAGATGTAAGCCTTATATAGCAAAGGCTGTAAAACATCAAGATTCCTATACAATCGATGACATAGAGGATAAAATAAGGAATGGAATATTCCATTTATGGCCAGGCAAAAAGTCTGCATACATAACAGAATTTGTAATATATCCACAAGTGAAAGCCATGAACCTTTTATTTTGTGGTGGTAATTACAAAGAATTAGAAGAAATGCTGCCTTATATAGAAGAGTTTGCTAAGAAAGCTGGCATAAAAAGGCTTTACGGCGGTGGCAGAAAAGGATGGATTAGAAAGATAAAACATCTAGGATTTGAAACAGAATATTTAATTAGAAAAGACTTATGAGTAAAGGCAAAACAACAACAGTATCAGAAGCAAGTTTACCAGCGTTCCAAGAAGCACAATTTAAAGAGCTTTTTGGTGCAGCTAAAGGTGTATCACAACAACCATTCTTACCCTATACAGGACCAATGGTTGCTGGTTTCTCACCAGATCAACTACGACAGTTTCAAGCTACTAGAGGTATGTTTGAATCTGGTATGGGTTATGACCCAACACAAGCCTTACAAGGTATGGCACAAGATCAGTTTAGACCTACCATACAACCTGTTACTGGTTTTGAAGCACCAACCATAGAAGCAACACAAGCTCCAGGCGCAGCTCAAATAGGTCCAGTGTCTGCTCCACAGTTCAGGGGTTTACTAAGCCAAGACATAGGCGCTTATCAATCTCCGTATCAACAACAAGTCATAGACCTAGCAATGGGCGACATACAGCGACAAGCTGACATAGCGCGTGGCGGTGCGCAGGATAGAGCAATTAGAGCAGGTGCTTTCGGCGGTTCAAGATCTGCATTATTAGAGTCTGAATCACAAAGACCTTACGCAGAGCAAATGGCTAGAACAGCAGCTGGTTTAAGACAATCTGGTTTTGAGCAGGCGCAAGCAGCAGCACAAGCTGATTTAGCAAGACAACAACAATTAGGTATGTTTGGCTCAGAGCAACAGCAACAGCGTGCATTACAACAGGCACAGCTTGGTCAACAAGCAGGTATCTTTGGCGCAGAGCTTGGACAACAAAGACGTATGCAACAAGCACAGTTACAGCAACAAAGACAGATGGGTGGCTTAGACATTGCTGGCAGAGCAGCTTTAGCACAACCATCACTAGAGATGCAGGCAAGACAACAAAGAGCAGGCTTGCTAGGTGGCTTACAAGGACAGCAAATACAACAATTAGGATTGCTAGGAGGCGCAGGTGCGCAGCAGCAGGCTTTACAGCAAAGAGCAATCGATGCACAAAGAGGCGAGTTCCAAAGAGCGCTTGGTTATGGACCACAACAAATTGGTTTATTACAAGCTGGCATGGGTACACCATTAGTAACTACAACGCAAACAGGAAGCAAAAAAACTGGTTTAGGAGATGTTTTAGGTGGCGCAGCTGGACTATTTGGTTCATTGGCGTTAGGTGGTGCTTTTGGAGAAGGCGGACTTTTTACTTAGGAAATTAATATGATTTTTAAAAAACCACAAACACCATTAACGCCAGAACAACAGTTGCAAAGACAACAACAAATTGGTTTGGCTTTAAGCGCTTTATCAGATGTTTTTGGAAAAAGAGATCCTATCGCAGGTACTATGCAAAGACAGGCTATGTTGCAACAACAAAAAATATCTGAGCAAGAAAAAGAAAAAAATGAAAGAATAAAAAATTCTGCCGCACAACATTTAAAAAATTTAGGCGCTAATGAAAGTCAAATTGCATTGGCAAAAGATGATGTGGATTTCTCAAGAGATGTTTTGTCGCAACAATATAAAGACACTAAAGAAACTGCTCTTATTGAAAATACAAATTATATATCTGATTTAAGAGATAAGCTTGCCCTAGAAACAGATCCACTTAAAAAGGAACAAATACAACAACAAATAGATGATATGAAGGGTTTGGGAGGAATGTTAAGATATGATCCTACCCTTCAATATCAGATAGAGCAAAATAAAAGGGCAGCACAACAAGGATTAGATCTTGGTGAAAAACCTATGGGTGCTGGTGAGTTAAAAACAGATGAATCTTTTGGAACTTTTTATACTGAATACAACACAAAAGGAAGAGGAGCTACAAATATTGCAAACTTAGAAAGATTGCAAGATGCAGAAGAAATTTTAAAAATAGCAGACCAAAATAATGTTGACATATCAGGTATAACAGCAGGTATGATTTCAGGAAGGCCAACTTTAGAGGCTTTTTTGAATGAACAAGGGTTTGTGGCTAGAGAAAGAATGGAAGCCGTTATTCAACAAAGTTTAAGAGCTACCCTAGGCGCACAATTTGGTGAAAGAGAGGGTGAACAATTTATTAGAAGGGGTTACAACCCATCATTATCACCATCTGAAAACTTAGAAAGGCTAATAGATTTAAGATCATCGATAGAACAGTTAGTTGAATCAGAAAAAGATGCTGTTGAATATTATGAAAACAACAACAAAACTTTAAGAGGGTATAAAGGAAAAATGTATAATGTTGACTCTTTTTCTAGAGATTTATCAACTGATTACAAACAAGATGTTTTTGGTTTAAGCAATGACGATTTAAAAGATGCCTATTTAAATGCTAGAGAAGGTTCTATTTGGGAAAGCGCTATAGAAAAAGAAATACAAAGAAGAAACAAATTGGGTAAATAATGACTATTGAATCATTAGAAGATTTAAAAAAACAAAAACAAGCAGAGTCTCCAGCAACATCTTATGCTTTAGAAACTGCTTACAATATACCATCTAGTACAGCAAAATTTGTTAGAGATACAATTGAACCAATATTAAGTCCTATAGATACTGCAAAAAGTCTTATAGAGCTTGGCAAGGGTATTTATAATTTATCTACACCAGGAGAACAACCAAGTGAAGCAACAGCTAGAGCTGTAGGTAAATATTTTTACGATAGATATGGCGGTGAAAATTTAAATCAAGTTAAAGCTAATATTTCAAAAACATTAAAAGAAGACCCTATTGGTTTTTTTTCAGATTTAGCAGTTCCATTAACAGTAGCAAGAGCGCCGCTAAAAGCAGACAGTATTGTTTCTAAGGTTACAAAAGCAATTGACCCAACTGAGGCATTAATTAAAGGCACTAAAGGAGCTTATCAATTTGTTGCAAAACCTAGTTTTTCAAAACTAGGAAGTCTTATTAGAGGACAGGCTGGTTTGGGAGATGGCGTTTTACAAACTGCTTATAAATCAGGAAGGGTTGGCGGAGATCCTCTTAGATATTTGAGAGAACAAATGTCAAAAGACGCTGATTTAAATACAAAGTTAAAACCAATTTATAATTATATAGAGGGTTTAGAAAATATAAGTAAGGCAAGAAGAAAATCATATTTAGAAGGAATGTCTAAACTAGGTTTAGATGCTATAAAAATAGATCCTTTGAAAGTAAGGCAATCTGTTATTGGGGTTACTGGTGACTTTACTAGAGGAGGTAAAGCAGCAACACCAAAATTAAGAAAAAAAATAGAAGAAGTAAACAATTTGGTTGATGAGTTTATTGCAAATCCGTCATTACATACAGTAGATGGTTTGGATTTTTTAAAACAGTCTCTTAATGATTTAAAACCAGATGTTACTGCTAGAGATAGAACAAGTGCGTATATTACTGGATTACAAAATAAATTTAAAAAAGATATTTTAGAAAAATCACCTGAATATGCTGGTGTTATGGATGCTTATTCAGAATCAGCTCTTTTGCAAAATCAAATACAAAAAGCTTTAGGTAAAAATGATTTAACTGCAATAGAAACAATTGGTAGAAAATTACAAGCTTCTACTAGGGATAATGTAGCCACAAGTTATGGTTTAAGAACCAAGTTAGTAGAAGAGCTAGCGGAAGAAGGAAAACAACCAATGTTGCCATATCAACTTGCAGGACAGGCGCTAGAACCAATGCTACCAAGAGGTATTTCTAGAGCTATTACAGGAGCAGTTGGAACTGCTGCTGCTGGCGGAGGATTATATTTTCAAGAACCAGGTTTATTAGCCTTGGCAGCAACACAAACAGCCGCTTCTTCTCCAAGACTTTTAGGAGAGGCCGCAATTAAAGCTGGTCAATTTGGAGGAAAAATAAGCCCAAGTATGCAAAAATTGTATGAACTTTATCCAAATTTAGATCCTTATTTAGTGCCGTCATTAAAAACTACAAGATTTGTGGGAGCAACTCCAATAAGCGAAGCTCAAGAAATATCTGGCAAAGAAGAATTTTTACAAAAATTTCCATTAAACATTCCACTAGAATAACCCCATGTCACGCCAATCAGAAAGAGTTGGCCGATCTGGAGAATACTTAGTAGCCTCGCTACTTTCTTTACACGCAGATACCGTAATGATAGTTCCACACAGCGCGGAAGCAGACATCATCTTTGATGTTGACCATACGTTATACAAGTGCCAAGTTAAAACACAGTCTAAAATACAAACACATAGAATTTCATGGCAGTTTGATTTTAGACGTGGTGCTTTTACTAAAAGCAGGCAATACGAAAAAAATGCAATAGATGTTTATGCTTTGGTTGCTTTAGGTCCACAAAAAGTTGTCTTTACTTTTGCAGACGGAAAAAAACAGATGACCATTAAAGACAAAGAGATGCAAGCGATGGACTCGCTTAAAAATGTAGAAAACCTATTTAAAGAGCTTCGATGTCAACAGACACTTTAGGTTCTTCGTAATACTTAACAGAGTTCATACCTAAAGATATTAGATACTCAGCCACTTTATGTGGTGATTTCTGTTGGCTCTCACAAAAATCCTTAAACTTTTTAGCAAGATGTTTGTTCACATATATAGGCTTTCTTCCGTTTCTTTCACTTAGAATACGATCATCAAACTCATATAAATTCATAGCTACCTCCTTGGTAAGTCCTTACAACTCCTCGTAATATTTAACTAACTCGTTTAAATACCATTGACATTTTTTTAAGTCCTGAATGTTCTCTTCTTTATCCTTATGTCTATATAAATATTTCCAGATATTGCCTTCTAAATAAGCTGCATATCCTTTAGATCCTAATCTGTCTCTAATTAAAGTTATACATTCCACTATTCCCTGGTAATGCTCTGGCCTGTTTACCATATCTGGTTTTATATCAGCAATTTTATTTTTGCTGTTTTTGCCAGCTTGATCCCATTCTTCTTTTCTTATATCGTCTATCGACATATTTTCACTCCTTTTTTGTAATTAACTGTTGTATTCAAGTACATTTGCATATATATTATAACAAATCAAAACAAAAAGGGAGATTAAATGGAAAAAGATAAAATCTTTTTAGATACTAAGCAACTCGCTCAAAGATGGAGAAGATCTCCAAGAACCATAGAGGGCTGGCGCGCAAAAAAAACAGGGCCAGACTATTTAAACCTAAATGGTAAAATTGTATATGATATTGACGAAATCATAGAGGCAGAAGCAGAAGCAAGGGTATCACATGAAACACGCCAAACTTAGCCCATCAGCTGCTGAAAAATGGACTAATTGTCCAGGTATGCCTACGCTTGCAGCAAAAGTTGATTATCAAGTTGGCTTGCCTGCCGCCGTTGGTACTTTAATTCACAACATGACAGAACAACTATTAAAAGGATTTTTAGTTGATGTCACACTTGAAGATTATTGGCTTGGTAAAAAAGAATATGTAGAAGATTTTGAAATAACAGTCGACCAAGACATGATTGATTGCGCAAAGATTTATGTGGAATATGTGAAAGAGAGAGCAAAAAGATTAAACGGCAAATTATTAGTAGAACAAAAAGTTAGATGCCAAGAAATATCAGAAGATCTATATGGTTATGCAGACGCACTAATAATCACTCCACATAAAATGTGCGTTATAGATTTAAAAACAGGTAAATATCCTGTCAGTCCAGAACACAACAAACAAGCCATGATATATGCAGTTGGTGCATTATCTCGTTATGGCAATGAAGATACTGAAGTAGAGATTACAATAGTCCAGCCACGCGCAACATGGGGTGGCGGACCTATCAAGACATGGAACACCACCGCAGAGTTTCTGGTGGATTGGGCCTACGATTTCTTACAGCCGTGCGTGGATGCATGCTTGGAGGAAAACCCTGTATATGTTTATGGGGATCATTGTCGCTTTTGTAACGCAAGAAGCATCTGCGATTTATATAAACAATATAATAAAGGAGAAACTAATGAGTGAAGAAAATAAGCCAGAAGCTGAAGAACTTAAAATTAAGTTTGAAGAAGATGGCAAAGAGTATGTTGTCAACGATATGCCAGATAATGCAAAAGAATTATATATTCGTTATCAAAAAGAAAAGCAAAACAGAGACAACATAATTTTAAATGCTAATGAAACTGTTGATAACTTAAATAGATTATTAACTTCCTTTGAAGCTGATATGCGAAACATATTAGAGCCAACAGAAGAAAAAAAGATTGAGGTGCAATAATGTCATTAGCTGATATAAGAAAAAAATCCGTACAAAAACCACCAAGGATAATAGTTCATGGTGAGGCAGCTGTAGGTAAAACATACTTAGCATCGCAGACAAAAAATCCAATTATGTTGGATGTCGAGGATGGTCTAGGTAAGATACAAATGGATAACATACCGTGTAAAACTTATGCGGATGTCATGGAAAATCTTGATGAGCTTGCCGTTGAAAAACATGAATACAAAACTGTTTGTATTGATTCTTTGGACTGGTTTGAGAGATTGCTTTGGGAAAAGGTTTGTGCAGATAACAACTGGGCTTCCATTGATCAACCTTCCTATGGAAAAGGCTATGCCGAAACATTGAGGTACTGGGGTCAGTACATAGAAAAACTTAA